TGTCATGCTGTTGTCAGCCATCGGTTTGTTCCTTTTAAGATAATTGTCTGATTAACCATTACCTTACCGGATAAGCCGATGGCTCTCACCATACTTCCGAATTTACACCACGTCCTGAGACTCTATCCTGCTCAACGCTGACGATACCCCTTTTTCCCTGGGCGGTATCGATAACCCTGCTTTCAAGATTAAGCGAGCTGACATAGCACTCAAATAAATCTTTCGCTTCCTTCCGTAGGGTGTCTCGCGTCATCGCGTTACGCTTCTGGAGATCGGCATAAGACTGAACGATATCTTTATACGTAGTCAAAAGTTTGTCCTCCTGTACGGTATGAAAGATAAACATCCTGGTGCCTCCAGATGGTTTTTGCCAGTGCTTTATTGAAAGGACGAACGAGTCGCTCCCCCGCTTTTCGTGGCGGAAGTATCCGTATTTTAGCTTTTAGTGCTAAAGTGGGTATTACACCCACATTGTTATTTCCCTCTGGCTCATTTATGGGTATAATACCCACATCAAAACAAGACGGAGGAGCAATGAGCAGTGCGGAGTTAATAAAACGGTTAATCGCTGACGGATGGGTTAAAAAGCGACAGAACGGCAGTCACGTTACGCTCAGTAAACCAGGGGTAACAAAAATCATCTCAGTCCCCCACCCCCGAAAGGATTCATCAAAAGGGGTTATCCGTCAGGCTCAGGAGACATCCGGTCTCCGGTTGCTGTAAAAAGGTGCGGCAGCGGCAGATGCCGCACCTTCCCAAATGCTCATTATCAGGTAACGAGGTGAATATGTTATATCCAGTTTTTATGTTTAAAACCGACAGCGGTTATGATGGCTACTTCCCCGATGTGGAAGGATGTTTTTTTGCCGGAGACTCCCTCGAAGAGGCGATTCTCGATGCAGAAAAATCCTTTGGTCAGCATGTGGAAGTATTAACCGAAATGGGAGGGTATGTCCCTGCTCCGGGCGATCACGCCACTCTTCACACCGATGACCGCCTGACTAAAGACGGTGGTTTTCTGGCATTCGTGGACATCGATCCGACACGCTACGAAACAAAAGCCGTAAAATTTAATCTCACGATGCCCGGAAATTTGTTATCCGCTATCGATGACTACATCACCACCAGCGGACGGTATAAAAATCGCTCCTCTTTTCTGGCAGAAATTGCCCGAAAAGAAATTTCACGTTGCTGACAGAAAAACCCGCTTTTTAGCGGGTTTTCTCTCTGCTTACACGAATGGCAAACTATCAAATTTGCCCCAAATTTACCCTAAAAAGTTAACCTGAGCAAATCTTTCTTTTTTTCGGGGATTTTTTTCGTTTTTTTAAATTTTTTTCATCAGATTTTCCAGCGCCATGTGATCCAGTTCCGCGCATTTATCGCACAGAAATTCCCAGTGTTTTTTGTAGCTCTGAGACCAGGCCGGAGCACTTACCCCAATTTCCTGCGCCGCGTAGGTCGCTGCATAAAGTTTCGCATTGTCTTTCCCGCTCATCATCTGGCCAGTCTGCCCCGCATTCCACGTCACTATCCCCGCCAGGGTGATCAGGTTTCCCGTCATGTCGTCAGTAATACGCTTCCGGCTTGCCCTGAGCCGGTCATGCATCTGTAGCCACAGGTACTCGCAAATCAGCATGTGGTTCATATACGTGTGTTGCTCGCCGTAGCAGTACAGTATCCACGCTTTTTCATAATCATCCAGGCTGTTTATTGCACGGCGCCATGACGCTGTACCGTATGCCTCCGGTGTTATCATATCCGGCTGTTTTTTGCTCCTGGCTGTCTCCAGTACGTAAACCGGATCGGTATCGCGACAGTACCAGCGGTTGCCTACTTTTAGTGTACGCTCCCGGTGACGCCCGTAGCGTTTACTGGTGGCGCGGGCAAACCCCTCAAACGCGGCCAGTTGCCCCCGCTGCGGTTTTTCTCCGCAGTTCAGCGCGAATATCACGTTATTTCTTACCCAGGTGATTGTCTGCGGTGTCACTGTTTCACCCTCGCTGCGGTTGAGCTGTTATTGCACCAATACCTGTCGCCCTTGCCAGCGTTCTCGCCAGCCACAACAACTGACTGCCGTTCTGCTCTTCCCATGCTCTGGTATCCGCGTGCAGCGCATCATGACACACCCTGCACAGCGGAATAACCAGCAAATCACACGCTTTAGTTCCGGTTCCGCCAAAACCATGATCGATAATGTGGTGAGGGTCATCGGAAGCATTACCGCAGCCACAACAGGGCTGGCGTTTCACCCACCGCGTGTACTCCGGCAGTTCCAGGCGCTGCATCTTCGGCTTTCGCATATATCCAGCTGGTGGATCGTCGTTAGCCGCCAGTACCAGAACGGGTTTTGCTCTGCCAGTGGCGGTCTCATTAAGACCAGAATCCTTTATAAGCTTATTAAGTTTCTTTGCGTTTGGTACTGTATAAATATCAGGGGGTATGGCGACTATGCCCTCCACGGCTTTTTTCTCCACTATCTGTACCGTCTGGCGGGCACTGAGTTGCCTGGGGTTAATATCTGCTTCCTTTATAGTGCCAGTGAGCACCTCATCTTCCGGCAGGGAGGCAAAACGACGTATTACGTTCGTGGGTATGGCGTCGGTCACGCCACGCAATACGGCCCAGCAGAATAACTCCGGCAACGTCACCTGATGTTCCTGCTCCAGCCTCAGGCTCATACGGGCATAGTCCACTATCCACTCTGCCCGGTTTCTGGTGATAATGTCGCTCAGATCCCGGTAGCCTTTCATGTAATGAACGTTATCGCACGCATGGCACAGCCTCACGGCACCGCCGTCCTGTGTCTGTGCTGTCGTCAGGTTCACGACATGATCACCACCGGCACCAGCGCCAGCGCCAGTACCAGCGCCAGCACACTGACAATCCGGTATTCTGCTTACCCATCTGCTCAGCCCCTCCGGACCACCAGCAGCGTTTATTACCCGGCTGTCAGAAAAAAACGACTGTAACGCCTCGTCCTGCGCCAGCCATTGCCCTGTATCGGGTATTTCTCCCGCCGGCGTGTTCTCCAGTTGTCGGGGAACATCGCAGATCATGATGCGCTGCCCATCGCGGAGTTTGTTTGTCAGGTTTCCGGATTTCAGCAGTGTTACCCTGGCGCCGTTTTGTGGAAATGCTGTCAGTATGGCCCGCATATTCTTTCCCCCGCTTACCGTTTACCGCTTACCGCTTACCGCTTACTGCCCGTTACCAGCTACCCGTATCCTGATCAAATATCGCATTCAGTACCTTTTCCATCTGCTCCATGCGCTTTTCAAGGTCCGCTGTTTTATCGATCATCTGATCCACCACCATCTGTAACTCATGCCTGGACTGCTTCATACGCTGTATTGCAGGTAACAGGTTTTTCTTTATGCTGTCTTTTGAACATCCACTCTCGTTCATTATCTCAAGCTGACGGGTTGCCGCAGCAATCAGCTCTCCCATCTTTTCCGGCGTCATCCGGCCAAAATCTATCCCCTTCACATTCACCTCACGATTATATCCTGTCAGTGCCTCTTTTATAGCTAGCCAGCGACACTGTATATAAAATCAGTACACCGTAAAACCGGCACTTTCATTAACCAGGCAGCAGACAGCAGGCAGTAAAAATCTCTCCGCTGCCTTTGCCCGGACTCATCTGACTCACTTTTCACTCACACTCACTTTTTTTCGTCTCCCCGAAATCAAGTTCCAGTTGGATCGGGATCTTCAGATGGAAATCCGGAGGGTGATCTACTGGTTGTTTTCTGCGCATAGTGCAGTTATTGATACGAGTCCAGGGCGTTAAAGATGGCTTCCTGTTGATTCTCAGGGAGCCTGCTTTAGCGTTCTGGCGTGGCGCTTTTACTTTCCATTTGCGGGTGCGCGTCACTACCGGGGCTTTATTGGTTCCCGGCAGATAAACGCCCTTGATGATGGCGGTGTACTGGCCGCACTCGTCCGGCTCACTGGCTGCCTGATACCAGGTACGCATGGTGAGGTTTTTTCTGGCTGTCGGCAGGCCGCCCTGCAGCCGGGTATACTCTGCCCAGTCTCCGGCTCCCGCCGCGTGATGCAGTTCACCGAAAACAGGACTCACGCTGTCGGCCTGTTTCTGATCGCTGAGTTTTCTCAGTTCGCGCCACACTGAAACCGGCGGCCCGCCAGTAAACTGGAACTGCTTAATTCCCCAAAGACTGGCCCACGCCGCAGAATGGCGCGCCAGCTCCGTCCAGGGTCTTCCCGTTTCCTTATCCCTGCCTCCGGGAGCGCATCCCTCCAGGTTCCGGCAGATATGCTTGGTGATGTAGGCGGTGGGGCTGCCCGTCCGCCTGTCGACGGGCTTAATCATTATCTGGGACTGAGGAGACTGCGCCGGTGGCTTTCCTGGCCTGTGAGCGGAACAGTTCTCCGCATTGGCGTACATCTCAAACACTTCGCGTAATGTCGCCTCCTGCTCCCTGCGGACAAAAAGAATGCCGTGCCAGTGCGGTGTACCGTCATGGTGAGATTCAGTGATGTGCATCCCGAAGATATGAATATCGCGGCGGGTCAGTGCGGTACTGAAATTCTTGAAGGTGCGGGTAAAATAGTGCTGAGTCTCGCGCGGACTCGCCCCGTTCCATTTCCGGTTGCGGCGTCCGGTCTCCAGCCAGGCGTGATACTGCTGCGGTGCCGTCCAGGTGAAAAACAGCGCCACGTAATCACTGTCCTGTGACATGCGGTCCAGCGCTGCGAGTTCTTCCAGCCCTTTCACGCGCGTCAGCATTTCAGCACGGCGCTTTTCATTATTTGATACGCTGGCGTCCACAGCGGATAACAGCGGTAACGTCTCTCCGGTCTCCTCGTCCTCGATGTCGGTTTCCGCCATGATTTCACGCCCGCGCTTGCGGCTGGCCAGCCAGTGCTGCACCCACTGTGGCGAACAGATAACAGACCTCTGACGGCGAACGTCCCCTACGGTGATGTAAAGGTGTTCGCGCCAGCGGCGGGTAAACGTCCGGAAGTGACGGGACCAGAACCGCACGCTGATCATTTTGCTGATGGCGATTTTCAGTTGTTCCGGCGAGAGTTTTTTTCTCGTGAAGCGGTCCCATTCCGGAGGATCGGATTTAAAGTGCTCCGTGATACCCGCCGCCATGCTGTAGAGTACGCCCAGCAACTCCGGCGCACTCTCATCCCGCAGCGTGCGGTTAAGATGCTCCACCTCGTCACAAAGAAATTCAGCCAGATCCTGCGCCAGCAACGCGGCATCGCTTTCATCACCGTCCACCAGCGCATTAAACCGGAATGTCATTGAGCGGACTGCGCCGTAGGCGTCGCCTGACGCCAGACCACCAAACAGATACCCCGGTAACTCGCCCGGCGCGATGGTATACACCTGGTGAGTCAGCTCCACCAGCCGCAAATCGTGGCGAATAATGTCGCTGAATTTTTCCTGAGCGCCTGCAAAACCTTTCAGGCGGTATGCACTGCTTACCCTCTCACTGAATTTTTTCGCAATAAAACGCGGCAGGCTTTCGAAGGTCTGCCTTACATCATCAAAAAATTGCTGCTGCTCTTCCGGTGACGCCGGTAACGCCGGTAACGCCGGTAACGCCGTTGAAGGCGTTGAGGGCGTTGAGGGCGTGCGTGACCCGCCGTTTATCGGTGCAGTCATAGCGCCTCCTGAATGTCATGCAGGCAAACACTCCACCAGCAGGCGGAGTGTTGCTTTTGGGTCAGGCTTTCAGGAGGGTTACTGTCGGGATTTTTCCGTGAGCTTTCGCAGATCCCGCAGGTCGTCAGCCAGATAGCTGAGAACAGACGACATGCACAATTCAGCCACAGGACTGCTGTCGCTGATGACCTCAAAATACATGCAGCGAACCAGGCGTTCGGCACGGAACAGGCGGCGATCGATTTCGGTATGAGTATGGATACGCTGAACGTCAGCGTGGGTACGGCGATGTTTGCGGTTGGCCATGATGGAGAACCTTTCGTGGTAAGTTGTGATAACTCACCAGCCCAAGGTGCTAAGCTTGGGGTGGTGAGACGCACAGGGTTAGCACTACCGGCCACGAAAGAACCCGGCCCGCCCGAAAGCGGCCCTGTACGCCCCACCATAAGACACAGGTGTGGCGATATTGCGCACGTAAAAAAACCGCTTGCGCGGTTATGCGCTTTCATGGTCAGCGGGGTGCTAATCCCGGCCCCCGTTTTATGAGGGGCAGGGGAAATGTAACCCATGACGACAGCGTGCGGCAAGCGGTTTTTGTACGTGGTCATCGGTTCAGGCTTCCCATCCGAGCGCCTGAAATAACCCCATCTTTGGGTGATACCAGCGTGTACCTCGCGGCTCCGCCTCCGACATCATCTGTCGGAATGCACTCATGAATGACTCAAGTTCCACGATTACCCTGCGGGACAGGAGACCGTCCGGCGTCATAAATTCGTGCGTATCGGTCGGGATGCGGTAAGCGTTTACCAGATTGCGGCATTTCGCGTCGGTCATACCGCTTCTGGCCACCAACTGGCGATAGCCTGCATATCCGGCACGCATGTTCCCGCGCTTAATGTTCTCTACTGCTTCCACCACTGTCTCTATCTGCGCTTCAACCTGATTCAGGCGCTTTTGCTGGCGAACGGCATCAGCGGCCATCGCAGCAATCATCTCGATTTCGGTTAGGGTGGCACGGGTGCGGAAGTAGCTGTTGACGAGTTCACGCTGTACTTGCCAGGCCAAATCATCAGTAAGCGATTTGACGATCATCAAATACCCGGATTCTGCCAGGGTTATGCCGCGAGGTGCAAATTTCGAAAATGTACCTTCCGGGAGGTTGGTACGAATTTCTTCGGTACTTAGTTCAAAGAAATCCACCCCCTCTATAAAGCGGTGACGGTTTTCTTCGAAATTTCGCTTTGCCGTACCATCTGGGCGTCCATGAACATCATCAATCATTGCGAAAGTGACTACGCGCTGACCGCGATATTCAACTGCCGGGAGTTGTTTGTTGTTAATAGTTACTGTATTCATGATTTATGCCTCTTTATATTTTCAGGCTGCACGAATCCCGCCGCGTGAGCGGTGTTTAAAAGATTTTTTCAGCGTTATTTAATGTTTAACGTTTAATGCTTAATGCGTTCTGGTGCTATTCTCTCTGCCGTTCTTTATTTCTCCGGGCCTGTTCACGCAAATTTTTAATATGCTCTGTCTGCGCCTGTTCTACCCTGAGCTGGTTGTACTCCTGATAATCAAGGCGCTCGAATGCGCTGTTGAACTTGCCAATGTCTACCGAACGGATTTGATTATCCTGGCGACGGAATGCCACATGGCTGGCACTGCAACTGTGGACCTGTGCCGGATATCCGTTATCGTCGATATATAACTGCCCGCGCTGAATCAGACTGAACATGTTTAACTCTGCTCCTGTTGTGGTGCTGCTGCGAGCATGGCCTCGTAGATATTCCCGAACTGTACGCAGAATGACTCATCGCTATTGAACAGCACATCTTCGCAGTTCATCGCCGCAGCTATCATTTCGTCCGTTGGTTCAACGGGTACAAGTGCGTAACCATCCGGAATTACCGGAGAGTTGGTTGACAAATTAGCGTCATTTGGTAATTCAGTTGACGCGTTTTTGTTAACTTTAAGCATGGCGGCGTTATAACCATCGGCAAAAATTTCTGCTTCTTCGTTGTTCAGTTCAGCGCCAAGTTTAAAAGCAATATCTTTCGCCATTGATGCTGTTATTTGATGGTGTTTCACGATTTACCTCCATTGAGCATGGCGGAGCGGCAGGCGTTCCATGCATCCATAGCTGAGCCAGCATCTTGTCTACCAGTTTCCCTGCAAAACTTCACAGCATCCTGAATAGTCCACTCATCCGGCACTACCGGCACTGGCTGCTCTTTACTAACCAAACGCGTTATTTCTGATTCCAGGAGTGAACCTAAAACTGTACCAGTACAATGCTCGGCCCATTCGTTGTTTTCCAGCAGGTTGATGATATTGAGCATATCCTTGTAAACGCCTGTTTCCTGCACTGGTGGGGCGTAGAAATACGGCTTGATAATCCATTTTTTATTCCAGAAATCCCGAGTTTTCTCAGCTTCCTCAAGTGTTGCAACACTACAGCCAACCTTTCCGCACTCTTTGATTACATGATATCCGGCTGGCTCGCTATCAGCCTTGCGGAGTTTCTGTAGTTCAAGCAGTGCATTTAAAATCAAGGTGTGCACCGCGCATTGTCCCATGCGCCCCTCGCTGGCGTGACGTTCTGCAATTTCCCGACGTATAGTTATCAGGAATTCCAGTGACTCATCGTCAGGGCGCTCGTCTGTTAGTTTGTTATTCATCTCCGAACAATTCCTCGTATTTAATGAACTCACCAAAACACTGCAATTCAGCGCCAGCCAGGAAATAACCTAACGCCTCGGCTCTATCTGTATCTTTATTGAATGATGCAAGCGGGTAGCGCTCGTAGAATTTATTAATAAGCTCAGCGATTTTTAATTCTTGTTTATCAGCGTCCAGCGATGCCAGCGCGATACGCACCAACTCGCGAATCTCAAATATTGCCGGGTCGCGCTCTTCGCACTCGGCGTAAATCTGTTCAAGTCGTTCTCTGGTAATAGTGGTCATTTGTTAGCCCCCATCTCAATAGGATGTTTTCCTTTCGATATTTCCGGATAATCACCAAACTGTTTTATTGTTGGATCAAGTATTAAATCTCCACAGCGAACGTAAATATGCCCCACGCCGTTAATTACTGTGCAAACCTTCTCGCACCTATAACCAGACATGCTCAGCAGATAACACAATATCTCGGCTGATTTTCCACATAACCACGCCCCCTGATACCGGGCATAATTATCAGTAACAAATTGACAGTACTTTTCCGGCGTCATTTTGCACCGCCTGGCATCAGCTCCCGCGCCTCCAGTTCTGCTATGTAATTCTCCGCAGTTTCCAGCTTATCCAGCAGCGCCAGCGCCACTTTAGGGTTAAATGCAGCGATGTACGCCAGTACCGCCCTTGATTGCTTAATCCCGCCTGTTGGCTTGTTCAGGCAGTAAATAGCATCACGACCATCAATTTTTATGTGTGCACCGCCAGGAAGGCCCAGCTCGCTGAACTCTTCATAGCTCCAGTTACCAGAATTGACGCTCTCTGCGGCATGTGCAGCATGGCGTAATGCCCGTTTATCGATTTCGCTTTTGATTTCGCTTTCGCTTTCGCTTCCTTTTCCGTTTCCGTTTGTCATTTGGCTGCCCCCTCCTGAGTAATTAGCTTAACTGGCCTAACTGGCCTAACTGGCCTAACTGGCTTAATTGGTTTAATTGGCTTAACAGTCTTAACAGTCTTAACTGCCTTAACCGTTTTAACAGTCTTAACCGCCTTAACAGCCTTAACTGGTTTGATAGTGTTTAGCAGCAAACGGCCCATGGAGGACGGAGACCCTACGCGATCCCCACTGGATTTGTAATAGCTTTCGTTAGGGCCGACGTACCATGTTGTCGCTGACTCGTGAAGTTTTACTCGCCTTCCACCGCCTTTACAGGTGACGATTCCTGTATGGGTTTTTGGTCTGCACTTTTTTAGACGAATATTCAACGACTTGGCCTTAGCCCTGATTGCTGTCTCAGCTCTGCCAGTCAATCTCTCAACCTCCTCTATCCTCATTGTTCTGTTGAAGCACTGGTGTATCAGTAGTATTTCGTCTTCCCTCCATCTTCTTCCCATGACCTTACCTCCTGCTCTCCAGTTCCAGCTCCAGCTCTCTCTCCAGCTCTCTCTCCAGCTCCCGGTGTCGCTCCCACACACCTGAATCCAGCTCCTGATAAATTTCATTGAAGTAACCACGAATATCCAGACGACGCAGCGCTGAATACATGTAGGCGCACTCTGCCAGTTTGTTTGCCTTAAATGGTTTTTTCTCGCGCCTTAGCCACATGGCATTATCCTTCCAGCCGTGAATCTTTCTTACCTGACTTACCTGACCGTCAGCGGCAATAACATGAAGTAACCCCCACCCATCCGGCAGATCGGACACCTCGATGATTCCGGGCTCGGAAAGATAGAACCGCCAGTCGCCCATCCCTTTCTCTGGTGCCACACGAAAGCGCTTTTTCATATCCGCTCGCAAATCTGAACGGGAACACTTAACCTCAATAAGGCAGGACACTCCGCCACGAAATCCGATTGCGTCGGGGCGCTCGCCGTACTGCGTTTTGGGCCTGAATCGATCATGAAAGGCCACCTTAAACCCCTCAATCCGCAAAAAATTACAGGCAATCACGCAAAGTTCGTCATGAGAGAGGGCTTCAGCTTCAGCTTTAGCTTTAGCTTCAGCTTCATGGCCCGCGCCCTGGAGATCTTCATAACTCCAGTCACCAGAATTAATGCTTTCTGCCTTCTGACGAAGCACCTGGCGCGCCTGACGCGCCTGACGCACCTGAAACGCCTGAAGCGCCTGTTTGTCGATACCTGTTTTGTTCAACATCATTCTGTTACACCTCCACACCTGTCTCTTTCACTTTAAAACCCTCAGCCTCTAACAACGCTTCGGCACACAACACGTAAATCTGGAGCCCCGTAATAAAGACTTCCCGGAAAAAGAACCCGCTCTGAACCGCGCGTAGCTGTGGATTGGCAAATAAAACCCTGTCCACCAGGTTGTTTATCTTTCGGGCCTCGAACAGATTGCCGGTAATTATCAGGCGCGCTTCATAGCCCGCGTCCTGGAATTCAATTTTCACGGGGTTACTCCTGTCTGTATGTACTGCGCCAGCTTCCTGTTACCCGGACTGTGCGCCTTGCGGGAAATTTCACGCAGCGTATGCAGACGCTTTAACTTCGCTTTCGTTCGGCGAATTTCTGCGCTGATAAATCGCGGTGCCGGAATGATTAAATCGTCCGCGTCCGCGTCCACGTCCGGCCTCTTTTTAGTGAATGAGGGTATCGACCGCACCACCTCCGTTACCTCCGTTACCGCCGTTACCTCCGTCACCTCCGTCACGGGGCTCTTCTGCGATTTTTCTTCAGGCTCAGGAGTTGCTTTAGCTTTAGCCTTAGACTCAGCCTCAGCCTTAGACTCAGCCTCAGACTCAGACTCAGGCAGGCCGTCGGCATCAACGCCCATCACCCACCATGCCCTGCCGTTCTGACCCACCAGGCCCCGCTCTTTCAGCTCCCACAGCTCTCTGATAACCTGATTTTTATCCCTCCCGGTGCGGGCCGACAGCTCTACGGCTGATGCCTTTTTCAGCACCATTAACGCATCCAGTACGGTTTCTACGGCTTTTACGTTTTTTACGGTTTCAGTTGTCATGGTTGTTATCCCCTTCTGTTTCCTCTTCGGTCAGCGTGGTCGCCATCATGCATACCGCCGCCATCATTCGCTTACGCTGGCGTTCGGCTCTCGCCTGTCGCGCATCGATTTTTTTCAGGTCTTCAGATATCGCCTTCAGCAGGTGCATAATCTCCGTCTGGCAGGTATCATCACCCTTTCTTTCCTGTCTTTCCTGTCTTCCCCGCCTTTCGTTGTCTCCGCAATCCGATGACCGTTCATCATTATCAGGTTCTGGAATTTCTGCTTTTTTCAGCCTGATTTGAGGTACCTGCGAAGTCCGCAAAAATGCAGACACATCAGACGCATCAAAAACACCATCGGCGACTTTGGTTACTGGTTCGGGTTGCTGGCTTTTTGGTCCGGTTTCTGACGTCTCTGGCGTCTCTGGCGTCTCTGGCGTCTCAGCTTCGTTATGGTCTGTGGAGTCTGTGGAGTCTGTGGATGACTCGGAATGGTTGGTTTCAGGTCCGGTCTGGTTCGAAAACTCCTCTGAATGGTCAGCTTCATCAGCGGTATCTTCAGTTCTGTCAGTAGCCACTTCCGTTTTTTCACCCTCATTTGAGGCGTTGGCGCTGTAATCGTTGTGTACCCACTTCGGATCGCTGGGGTCGCTGATACCTGGTACAAAATCACCACGTTCGGCGGCGAGTTGCTCGCCGAATTTTTCGCGAAGGGCTTGCTCGCCATCATCCACTACAGATACAGATGATTCAGTCTCCACCTGCTGTGGGTCCTGATAATGTTTAGTTGTATCCGGTTCCACTGTTTCAGGCGCTGGCGGTTCATCTGCCAGCGTGTCTGTCGGTTGTATTTCTTCTTCATTACAATTAAATCTCCCAGCCGCTATATCTCTCAGATTTTTACCGGCCTTACGTACACGCGCCTGGTTTTCTTCATGCTCCGCAGGGGGTTGCTTCGGCATAAATACCATTTGCTCAGGATCTAACGTTCCGTAGGCTGACAGATAGTTATCCACATACGCGCGGCGCAACTCAGGGCTGCCAGTAACTACCTCGCGGGGAGCCTGGCGAATCATCTCTATATGTGTTCTCTCGTCATAGAACTGGATGTTTTCGGTTATGCGGTAGGTTGCGGACCATTGCTTAAATTCTTCGCCGTCAGCCTCAACAATAGCCTTGCCTTGCTCAACGACCCTTGCCGTGATCGGAAACGTAATCTCCCCTTTGGTTAGGGCAATCCCGATACGGGTATCAATAGTTTTGTACGCTGTTTTTGCGGCTGGCTTGCCTGATGCCGTTGCATTCGCTTTAGTCGCACTGGTTTTCTGTGGCTCTGGTGTGGCGCTGGCACCGGCATTGGTTGTTCCTGATTTCTCAATGCGGGATACGTGTCTGCCCGCACACCACTCGTTAACCAGAATCCCCTGATCGATATATTCAGTATCAAGCCACGCCCGGACAAACCGTTTAGCCATGAACGGCCCCATGCGCTCAACTTTTTCAGATACCTTGTCAAACGCAGTGACCAGTCGGTGAAGGTGGTGCGGCGTCAGTTTGTCGATCTCCGGTGCAATCTCGCTGGCAGTGACTTCTTTAATGTTGATCAGGTGCTGATTGTTGTTCCAGCCCTCTGCTTCCAGTATTTTCGTCAGTCGCTCCCGCTCTGCTGGTCTGAGAAAAAGAACCTTGCTGCCCATACCCTTCTGCGCCATCCAGCGCACCGGCAAAGGCAAATCCTTCATCGGCCAGTCCATGCCTTTCTCAACTTCATTCATTGGCTCGCCGTTAACGTTCACATCATTAACGGAGTCTGCATCAGCTTTGTCACTGGCGCTGGTTGCGGTGTCGGCAGTGGTTTCGGAATCGGTAACGGCGGCACTGGCGGCACTGGCGGTATCGCCGGAATCGGTGATGTTGGTAGTGTTTTCATTACCCTGTTCCTGATTGTTTGTATCAGTACCAGCAGGGTTCGGTTGTGCCGCAGGCAGCAGCCAGCTTTTACCGTCTTCTGCGAGTTTGTAGCGGTCACAGAACGCAGTATCAAAAACCCCCTCAGCGGGCATATCATCAACAACCAGATGATCCACGCGGACGGGTTTAAAAAAGTCGCTTCTCTTAAACCCTGCTTCCTTAATTGCCAGCGTATCCCGCGCGTCATCTTCATCAGGATCGTCAGTCGCTGTGCGCCAGATAGTTCCTTCAGTAATGCCATGCAGTTTTTGTGTGGCTTTTTTGGCTTTAAAAACCCGCTGTATGATGTTTTGCATTTCGCCATTTCCTCTCTTCAATCTTTCTTAACGCCGCCTTTTTATATTTCCGGGCGAATGCCTCGATGTATTCCTTGAACTTTCGCTTCTCGTTATGCCTGGTGTTGTCGTCCGCCATTTTCATAGTGCCCTCAAGATCTTCTATCAGTATCAGCACCTGCTCCGGTGGGATTTCCGGTATACGATTGGCGGCGATCGCTGCCTCACGTTCTTCTTTTTGCATATCACGCCTCCACCGTCTCCACCGTCTCCACCGCCTCGTGCATTGCCCCGATAACTGCACTGACATTTCTGATTTGTCCGCGCACGTCCTCAAGGGCGTGATGGGTTACATCCGCTTTTCCATAAGGCAGCGGGAAATTAAACTGAGCGGCAAGCGCCTCAATGGTCCGGACGTCGCGTTCATTCCAGAATTTCCACGGGATCTCTTCGGACGAAATAGCGCAACGTTCAGCGGCGTCTTTGATAAGTGACAAATCAAACGAGGGGGATTTGGCCCACACGTAAACCGGCTCTTCGTCGCAATGTTTCTGGATAAATTCAAAAATCCGCATCAACGCATCATCAGAAGGCAACTGGTCATCACTGGTAATTAACTCCGCCCGCGCTTCTGCTGACTTTTTCAGCCACCATTCCACGGTGTCAGCGTCTATTTTCCCTCCACTGATTCTGCAGTCTTCTTTCCAGTTAAATTTCACATATTCTTCTGCAAAGATTTCTCCGGTTAACGGATTAAATACTGCGGCAGCGGCAGATGCGATCGCTGAATGGTGTCCTGTTCCTGTTGTTTCGATATCAATCATTACGTTACTGTTGTTCATTTATTTACATTCCTTAATCACTTTGTCTGCAAAATATGACAGACCATTAACAGCCGCGTCCTTACAATCGAAAAACGCCATACTGTCACCAAAAAATAAGACCCAGAAACCATTTACCCGAAGAACCATAACTCCTCCGAATTAAATTCAGGCTGCACGTTCCCCGCCGCGTGAGCGGTGTTACGATGTTAATTTGCGTCAGGTATCGCTATTGCGCCCGTTAATTCAGGCGCAGGCGGGCGCAGCGTTGATTTATTTTCGGCGTTTCTTTCCCATTGCCTCATCAAACAGGCCAAGAGAAATTAATTCCTTATTTACAGCCTTAATATCGTCGTGGATGTAGGAAAGAACGTAAGGAATATGCAACTGCACCGTTTTTTCATCACTGTCCATATTGAGGATGTACAGATGAAATGCCACCATCTGTGCGCGATGAAGCTTACGGCGACAGTCGTAACTGAGTTGGGGGATCGCGGATTTTGGGTGTTTTGGGATTGGGGTTGTAGCCATTGTGGCAGCCTCCGATAACATTGATTCATGCTATCGCAGGAGGTGAGATGCTCACTGGCGATAGCCCAGACGGGGATCTCACTACCGGCGTTATCGGAAACCGGCCCGACCGAAGTCGGCCCCGCCTGAGCTACCATTACGTGGCGGCCTGATACGCCGGTTGTGATCTTGAACCCTTTACTGTCCAGGGAAAGACGGCGCACCAGGCCATAAAATGGCACTAAGGCGAATAAGGTTGCGACAACAAAAAAGACGCTTGCGGCGTCTGTTGTCGCCGATAACTGCAACGGGGTGAGATGCCCGACCATCAGCACTGTGATGGCAAGGGTAATGTAGCACCCGGCAATCACTGCATTCAAGCTCTTTTTTAACTGTTTTAACCGTTTTAACTGTTTTAACTGATTTAACTGTTTTAACTGTCGCTGCATTTTTTAATCCTCTTTACGTCGCCAGGCTTCGCCGCAACTGAATTCGTAACCCGGACGGCGCTTTTTCAGTTCGTCAGCCATCTGCTGGCACTTTTGCTTCGTGGTGTACACTCTCTCAGTGACCGGCACCCATTCACAGGCGTCATGACCACATGGGTTTACCAGCAGCACAAAGCCAATCAGCGCCGCGCTCATACATTACTGTCCTGCTGTTCGATGATGATGTTCAGTTCGTCGATCATGGCGTTAAGTTTTGTAGCGCAGATACGCATGCTATCCTTCAGCCCCTCATAGTTACCTTCATTTAACTGCTTTCCCATAAGGTTAGATTTTCTCCCAACCTCTCTGATGCCCTTGCGAAACTGTTTCAAATCATCTTTATGCATACTTCCCCCGTGGTGCCGAACCTCCTGACGGTGTTAGCCTGCAGGTGACCAAACCGTTAAACCAACAGAACCGAAGGAGGTTCGACATGAATTCTGTCAGGAGTCTTTTTATGGCTCATTTATTTCACGTCGCCGATATTAATAACTGGAAAGCTACTGATGAGTTACTTCCTGATTATCGGGCCTGGTTACGTGCTGATTTGTACCTGCGTCTTGATATTCTTCTTTTAAGTAGTCAAAGCTGGCATGAGGCTTCTCGCACCATAACTGAGGGGGACGTCGCCCTGCGCCGCCTGGTATCTCTCCAAACCTCTCTATCAGATGATTGTTTATCTCAACTTTCTTTCTCTGAGTTGCTTCGAATTCTTCGGACAGATCTGGAAGCAGTGAATACTCAAGAGGCGTTACCGAGGATTCCCCCTCACGTAGCCCATGAAATAGAAGCGTTGCAACCTGACCCGCATGAATTATTGCCTCCCTGCTCAGTTGAGGAATGGAACTATTCTCTTCTGATGAGATACCAAGGGACGTATAATCCTCAATAAGTCTGGCGCAGGATTCGACGCTCACAAACTCAGTGCTAATCCTGGCGCGTCTTTCCTGGTATTTTTTTAAATATAAAATTGCGTTAGCTTTGCTTATCAGCCAGTTCGCAGGTCAGTATCCGAAAGGCCGCCCGCCCATATGTGCGGGCTGTCTTTGAAAACAGTTAATGTAACCTTCTCGTTCATACATCCTCCTGTTGCTATATCTAAAAAATTGCGGGTGTCCCTTCCCGCCAATATAACTACGCACAGCAATGGCGTTGTGGCGGGGTTGTCACTCAGGCGCATGGTCAACCTGACAACCCGGTGACATCAACTCTGGTATAGAGGAACCAGGCCATACTTACCGCCGCGCCATTTCGCGGATTACCGATTGCCACAACCGGAAGCGCACTATCGCAGTGGATTTAACACAGACCTCGTAAGGAATGGTTCTGCGTAGTGCGCTTTCGTGTTGTGTCTGTCCTGCTGTTTATCTTCTCCCTCTGAAAGTGATATAGATTTTTATGCCGGATGCTTACCTGTGTCCGGCGCACATTCCCAATTCTAACCATTGGAAACTCCATTAATTCCACAATCATGGAGGGCAGAATGCTCATTAACCAGTTTGGTGATTTTCCACGGCCCATGCCTGATGGTCAGGTTCCTTACCGACCGTCACCACATCAGCCACCTTCTCCACCACCACAACCTAAACCATGAGGTAACTTATGAACCGGGAAGACATTATGTTTCGTATCCACTACTCCTATTTCCTTGAGGAGATGCACGCCAGACTGTTCAACCGTCTCGACAGATGGATTTCGTTTATTCTGATCCTTCTCGGTTCTTCCGTTTTTGCCTCTTTTGGTAACCCCGTTTATATCGGTGGGGCCGTCGCCACTCTTTCTGCTGTTGGATTCATCTGGCAGTTCCCGCGTTCGGCGGTAAACTCCGAACATCAATCCAGGGCGATGAAACATCTTATTCATACCGCAGATACTCTTACCGATACCGAGCTGCTTACCGCCTTTACCTCCGCGCAGGAGGGGGACTCTCCTGCTGTTGGTTATCTTCGCGATCCGGCTTATAAAAGGGCACTTATCGCTACAGGGCGACAGAATGAAGCCTCTACAATCCGCCTTTCCATCTGTTCAAAATTTATCAGCTATCTGGCGGGTGACTGCCCTGAGAACTGAAGCCGGATGCTTACCCGTGTCCGGCGCACGTAACCCAACCTCACCCGTTGGGAACTCCATTACTAACAGCCCTATGGAGGGTAAAATACATGAGCACTCAAGCTAAAAAACAGGCAGAATATATTGCTGAGCAACTAATTCTTTCCGGTTTACTAAAGACGCCTTCAACTCTTAAAACTACCGACCCCATGTTCAAAAAAAAATTAATCGACACAATTGAAATAAGTATAATTAAGTTCAATGGAGAACATCGCAGGGGTATTCCCGCTGGTGTCAGGCTTTAATTAATCCACCTGGAATTCCGCATTGCACCCAGCAGTCATAATCTGTTGTTGCGGGCAGGATAAATCTTGCCCGCATTTCATATTTATCTGAGTCCGTGTAGTCTGTAATCATATCCCCCACCTCTCTTGCTGCTCTTTCACTGGAAAACCTCCACTCAGCCACTTTCATTCCAGCGCCAAATTCACTGACGGAAAATACTCCGTTGTTGACTCCATCAAATACACTTTTATCAAGAAGTTTTGGCAGGTTATCATTTAATTCTTTAAGATAACTTAATGGGATGCCACCCGATATTTTAATCAGGTCATCATAAACATACATTGTGCTAAATGGTTTAGGATTTTCCGGAGTTCCGCCAAAAATCCCTTGTATTTCTTTTGTCGTCTCGCGTTCTTTCATCACTAACCATTTAACAGCGCCTGCCATATTTACGTTATCGTGCCGAATAACCACTTCGTAGTTATCTTTACCTTTTACGTAAGCAACCAGGCATTCGTTAGCTCCGGTTTCATCGGCAATATTTTTAAAGACACTGAATGGAATGCTTGCGGGGATTTCAGTTATCTCCACGCTTGCGCCATTACGTTTTACGTTAAACATTTATTATCTCCTGTCGTCCACCAGCAGTTATTGGTTATTTGCCTGTTCCAGCCTTGATTTACGCGGCTTATAAACACGGCGTCCATCAGCTTTTAAACAATCTTCTTTATCTGCCGCCTGAAACTTTCTCTTGCTGCGGTCATACGTCCAATAGCTTTTCCAGTTGTGCCACTCTGGCGGCTCAAGGGCGGGTAGCTCGTCGGCCAATTCGTCCCACACTTTGGCGTTAAACCACCACGTACCATCCGAGTCCTCGTCTTCCGGTCTGGTGCGCGTCTTGTGTCCGGGCATCTGTTTACGCTGGATAGCGGCGCGTAATGCTGCTTTGGTCAGTCCTACATAGACCGCGCCTCTTTCCAGTGAGCAAAGTCCGGCGACAGGCCCATCCATCCGCAGGTACTCCCCACCCTTTTTTGTGTAGGTGCGTTTTGGTTTTTCGGGGTCGTCGTCTTCGTGTGTGTCGTCGTTGGCGGTACCCACAAATGTAAATAGTGGGTCGCCGTCCTGTATTGGCGGCACATCGCTGATGCTCTCTGCCTCTGAAACATGATCTGCATCAGATAACTCTTTATCGGCAATGACCTCTTGCATTTGTTATCCTCTTGCGTTGGTACGTTTGTCGTGCCTTGTCGTAATTTGTTTTAACTTGTTAAACAATCCCCTTACGGGTATCTAATACAGGAGGTTAATCCCCCTATGAGTATCTTGTCAAGAGACTATTCGCAAAAATTGCGAATGGTGAGAAAAGCAGAAGGCCTCACCCAGAAAGAGTTTGCTGATTTAACGGGTCTTTCTTTGAGTACTATTCGGAACTACGAATCAGGGCAAAAGACGGCAAGAGCTGAAATTATGGAGTCAGCTTTACAAGTGCAACGCTTTGAAAAATATACAATGTGGATACTTCACGATAAAACATTTCCCCAGGCCGGACAAATCGCTCCGGTTCTCTCTCTTGATGGAACCGAAAAACCGGCGGGCGCTCAGGATTCAA